TCTTATCGAATATTTAGGCGCCGAGGACAACGATTATTCCAGGGCGGTCTGCCGGAAGTTCTTCACCGCCGCGGTGGCCCGGGCTATGACGCCCGGTACCAAGTTTGACTACGTACCCGTCCTGATCGGGCCGCAGGGCATCGGCAAAACGACATTCGTGGCCACGATGGGGCAGGAATGGTACAGCGACAGCCTGCAGAACTTCGAAGGTAAAGAGGCCATGGAGATGATACAGGGCCGCTGGATCAACGAGCTGGGGGAACTGGCCGGGCTGACCCGGGCAGAGTCCAATACCGTAAAAAACTTCCTGTCCCGGCGGGAAGACATCTTCCGGCAGCCGTACGGCCGCAGGACAGAAAAGTATTTGAGAAAATGCGTCTTTATCGGCACCAGCAACCAGCACGAGTTCCTCCGGGATATGACAGGGAACCGCAGGTTCTGGCCCGTCGATGTTGGCCTCCACAAGGCCGTAAAAAGCGTCTGGGACGATTTGCCGATGGAGGTTGACCAGATATGGGCAGAGGCCGTCATGCGGTGGCGTATGGGCGAATTACTGTACTTCCGGGAAGACCTGGAGAACAAAGCAAAGGAACAGCAGGAGAAGCACCGGGAAAAGAGTGCCAAAGAAGGCCTGATCCGGGCGTTTCTGGAGAAGCCTGTACCGGCTAATTATGATTCTATGGATCTGGAAACACGACGAGTCTTCTGGGCCAATAAAGTAGCCGGAGACGTCCAGCTGGTACCCAGGACAAAGGTCTGCGCATTAGAAATTTGGTGTGAAGTTTTCAACTCCCCGGCGCAATTCATGAAGCGGGCGGATACCCAGGAAATAAACCTGATACTTGAAAACACAAAAGGCTGGATAAGGAATAAATCAGTACGTCGATATGGGTATTGTGGTGCCCAAAGAGGGTATGAAAAGGCGTAAACAAAGTGCGTAAACATTCTGGTTTTCGTCTAAAAAGTAAGGCGAAACTGCGTAAACAATACCCGTAAACAAACGCCAAAAAGGCGTAAACGCGTGAACAAAGACTTAAAAAGCGTGAACAAAGCGAATGTTTGCGGATTTTTAAAAGTTTACGGGGAAAGTTGACGGGCTAAAAGCGCATGGTTAACAGCTTATCTGCTTATATGTAAACATGTGAACAATACCTATAAATAATAATAAATTATAGAGTAATATACCCTATACACGCCTATACGCGCTATATTACGCGTAAACATATACGCGCGCGCGAAGTTTGTTGCAGCAGGCGTGGGGGTGGAAGAAGGGTAATTGATCAAAGGCATACGCGAAAGAATTACTTGTCCATGTGGGCGCTGCTTTGAGTATGCCATGAACTTTTGAACGGTATGCCTTTGATTTTAAAAACGGAGGTAGTTATGGTCGATTCTGAAAAACGTGTGGAGGCACTGCTGGTTTCCGGAGTGAAACAGATGGGCGGCCTGGCTTATAAATTTGTGTCCCCGGGGAACTCCGGCGTACCGGACCGGATCATCCTGATGCCGGGCGGGAAGATCTATTTCGTGGAGCTGAAGCGGGAAGACGGCCAGCTGACCAATCTGCAGAAGCGGCAGATCAACCGGATCCAGAAACTGGATTGTCAGGTGGACGTCCTCCATGGGATGGTGGAAGTAAGCAACTTCCTGCTACGGCTGCAGGCGGAGCAGCTGGAAGGTGGTGCAGGGAAATGAGGTTTGTACCGCATCCGTACCAGCAGCATTGTATCGACCAGCTGATAACGCATCCGGCGCTGGGGTTGTTCCTGGACATGGGCCTTGGCAAGACTATCATCACCCTGACGGCCATCAATGAACTGAAGTATGGCCGGTTCCAGATCCGGAAGGTTTTGGTGATAGCCCCGAAGAAAGTGGCCGAGGCGACATGGCAGCGGGAAGCGGCCAAGTGGGACGTGGTGAAAAACCTGCGGTTCTCCACGGTGTTAGGGAGCACGCAGAAGCGGATCAAGGCCCTGTACACGCCGGCGGATATTTATATTATCAACCGGGAAAATGTGGTGTGGCTGGTGGAATATTTCCGGAACGACTGGCCCTTCGACATGGTGGTCGTGGATGAGTCCAGCAGCTTCAAGAGCCACAAGGCCAAACGGTTCAAAGCCCTGGCGGCCATCCGGAACCACATCACCCGGATCGTGGAGCTGACCGGCACGCCTTCCCCGAACGGGCTGGCGGACCTGTGGAGCCAGGTGTTCCTTCTGGACCAAGGCGAACGTCTGGGAAAATACTTCACCCACTTCCAGAACCGGTACTTTGATCCGGGGCGCCGCAGCCGGGATATTATTTACAGCTACGACCCGAAGGCGGGAGCGGAGCGGGCAATCATGGAGAAGATTTCCGATATCTGCATCTCCATGAAGGCAGAGGATTACCTGCAGCTTCCGGATATCACATACAACGATATCCCGGTAACGTTGGACGCCAAAGCGGCAGCCGCGTATAACGAATTGGAACGGCAGATGGTTCTGGAGCTGCTGGAAGAGGGAACTGTGATCGATGTGGCCAGCGCGGCGGCCCTGTCCAACAAACTGCAGCAGCTGTCCAACGGGGCGATCTACGGGGAGAACGGACAGTGGTTCAAAATCCACGACTGTAAATTGGACGCCTTTATGGAGCTGATCGAGAGGCTGAACGGGAAAAGCGCATTGGTGTTTTATAACTTCAAGCACGATAAAGCGCGGATCTGGGATGCCCTGGCCAAGACGAAACTCCGGGTCCGGCTGCTGGAAGGTCCGGCGGATGAAGCGGACTGGAACGCCGGCAAAATCGATATCCTGTTGGCGCATCCGGCCAGCTGCGCTTACGGGCTGAATCTGCAGGAGGGCGGGAACCATGTGATCTGGTTCGGGCTGAACTGGTCACTGGAGCTTTACCAGCAGGCAAATAAAAGGTTGCACCGTCAGGGCCAGCAGGAGAAGGTCATCGTCCACCACCTGCTGTGTGAGGGTACCCGGGACGACGACATGATCCAGGCGCTGGCGGCCAAAGATAAAGCGCAGGAGTTCGTCCTGCAGAGTTTGAAGGCAAGGATAGACAAGTATCGGACAGATACTAAAAAGGACTAAACGGGAGGGTTAAGACTATGAGAAACTTTGACAAAATTACAGAAACCCCTGAAGCGTTGGCGGCTTTTATCATCGACAAATTGCAGTATTGTAAACGCCCCGTCTGTCCAATATGCCCCGTATGGAAAAAATGCGACGGAGTAAGCAGAGACGCATTTGTGGAGTGGCTGATGCAGGAGACAGATCCGGAATGAACTGGAGAAATGATAAACCGACGTACAAGCAGTTAAATTTAATTAAAGATTTAGAAGATGAATTCGGCGAAAAGTTTACCGGCAAAACAAAAGGCGAAGCTGCAGACTATATCGACAAGTGGTTAAAAACTGCTAAGCAGGACATAGACAGAAGTTTTAATTGGGATGCAGAATCCCGATTCGGGTAAGGAGTGATACAGAATGAAATATGAAACACATATGACTTTAAGCGTCGGAGTTATCATCGATGCGCCTAACGCAGAAGCTGCAGCAGAATTGGCGGTTAAAAGAGTTGAGAAAAGGCTTGATGTTAAGGACATATTCATTGCCGGAGGCTGCTACGTTGACACTACTGAACCTGCGACCATTACGTTAGAGGATAAGCGCAGGAAAGCAGAAGATGCTTTTGCAAGATTGACGCGGAGTGTATCAAAGGTTGGTGAGTGATACAGAATGACATTAAAAGAACTGTGTGAAAAGTGCAAAGGTAAGAAAGATTACAAGGTCATCATCTATGGGGATAACAGCGTAGGCTGGCGTGAAGTATGTGATGAAATAGACATCGATGACGAAAGAAAAGAAATCGGCCTGTATATGGATGGTTCCGTATAGGAGAGTTAAAACAATGAAAAAGTTAATCGTGGCAATAATGCTTGCAGTATTATTTATTCCCGGTACAACGATGGCAAGGATTGGTTCCAGCGCAAGAGTTATGCCAAGACCGAGCATAAGAGTAACGCCACGGGTGTATTCAGTTCCAAAAGCGCCTATCCCTAAACCCGCTCCGAAAATCAAGTATGCACCGAAACCGGCAACACCTAATCCTGCACCAAAAACTAATTATGGCTCAAACCATTCCACGGTTCACAGCTATATTCCAACATGGTTGTGGTTTTGGATGATTCGTAATGAAACGGAACAAAAGCAAGAGAAAAAGGCAGAACATTTCGGGTGTGGCAGGTGGAAGTAGGAAACGCGAGGCGCGTAAAGCATGAAAAGAAGGTGGTATTTATGAGCAAGGTCAGCCGGCGGCTTAGGCGGAAGCACCTGCCGAAAAAAGTCCGCTGCCATAAGTGCGGAGGGCTGCCGATGGTTTATAAACAGGGTTATGGCGTTTGGGAGTGTCCGTGCTGTGGGCACATACGAAGGGAGCGTGAAGATAATGCAGGACATTAAATTCCGCGGCCGGCGCCGGAACGGTGAATGGGTGGAAGGGGCGTACATTCCATCGGAATACACCCAGCTGGGTTACGCGAGTATCTTAACCAAGAACCAGCGGTTTGAAGTGGATCCGGAGACGGTAAGTGCGGTGAAAGGGGGAAACGGGATGAAAAAGGTGTATATATCGCACCCCTTTACGGGGAATGAACTGGAAAACAAAATGGACGCGCAGGAGGTATGCGTCCAGCTGAAACTGGAACATCCGGACTGGTGCCTGATTAACCCGCTGGACGCATTCAACTGGGCTGACCGGGTGAAGCTGACGTATGATGAGATTCTGGAGATGTGCATCGATCTGATGCTGATGTGCGATGCAGTTTATATGTGCCTGGGCTGGGACGACAGTAAAGGTTGCAGGGCAGAACGGGAAAGGGCCCAGCTGCAGGGTATGGAAGTGCTTTATGAATAACCGGCAGATATTGTTATTGCTGATACTGTTTGACGTTTTTTGTTGGGCTGTGATTATTTACGGTTGTTATCTTCTTTGGGGGTGATGCGTATTGCAATTAGCAAGGATGCGCCAGCTGGCGGAAATGTCGCTGCCGGAACTGCGAACAGTTCTGATCCGGGATATACGGAAGATTCCGACAGCAAGGGTGAAACGCCGGCTGTGGAGATATCGGGATTGCAGGGATTTGATTGACGCTAATGTGGAGCACTTACAGCAACTGCAGAGCCAGGCCCGGCGGATCACGACCGTATATAAGGCGGTGCCGGGGGGTGGCGGACCCGGTTCTGGGCGCGCTGAAGTGATTGCGCAGATCCTTCAGCTGGAAGAAGTGATTAAAGCGGATACCAAGCGCCTGCAGGATGAGCTGATGACAGTACGGTTTATGATAAACAGCTTGGACGATTTTCAGGAGAGAGTTATTCTGAACTATCGCTATATAAACGGCAAAACGTTTGAGGCAATAGCAGAAAAGCTGAGTTATGAAGTCCGGCAGGTCTATCGGATTCACGGAGATGCGTTAAAAAATTTAGTGGCGCTGGAGGAAAAGATGTCATTAAATGTCAGGGTTTAATCTGCTATAATATAAACTGTCAGAAGAACGAAAAAAAAACACGGACCATAATTGGATTCTCCTTCGAAAAAGCATCGGCGAACACGGGCGTCGGTGCTTTTTTGATGCCCAGATTACACGGAAAGGTGGTGAGATGCGTGGATTTGCCAATTAAGCAGCAAAAGTTTATTAATTACTTTATTGAGCTCGGTAACGCAGGCGAGGCCATGCGGCGCGCCGGGTACAGTCCGAAATACGCTGCCCAGAATGCAGACAGGCTTATGAAGCAGCCAAAGGTTGCGGCCGCTATTGCCGCCCGGATGAAAGAGCTGGAAGATGCAAGCATTGCAAAGGCCGAAGAAGTCCTGAAGCATCTTACCGCTGTCATGCGCGGGGAGATCAAGGAAGAAGTTATTGTCGTGGAAGGCTCCGGGGACGGGTACAGCTCCGCTCGTGTTATGACCAAGCAGATATCCGAAAAGGACCGACTGAAGGCGGCGGAGCTTCTGGCCAAACGATATGGGCTGTTGACGGAAAAGGTGAGTCTGGGTGATGAATCTGGTAATGAGATTAAGATCACCGTTGTGAAGGCTGTGAAATCTGATGCTGCAACTTAAAAAAGAGGTCAACCCGCATTTTTATAATTATGTGTTCGACTGGCAGCATAGGTTTTATTTTGTTTTCGGAGGGTATGGATCCAGTAAGTCATATAACACGGCATTTAAGATCATACTGAAATGCCTGGAAGAAAAACGGACCGTGCTGGTTGTCCGAGAGGTCTATGACACGCACAGGGATTCTACTTATTCCCTGTTGAGTGAGATAATAGATGACCTGGGGCTTGGGCCGGAAGGGGCGAAGCTTTGTAAATATAGCGAGTCGCCTATGCGGTTCAAATTCCGGAACGGTAGCAAGATTATTTTTAAAGGCATGGACAAACCGAGAAAGCTAAAGTCCATCAACGGCGTGACGATTGTGTGGCTGGAGGAATGCTCCGAGATTAAATACAGCGGATTCAAAGAACTGTTAGGGCGTTTGCGTCATCCTACGCTGCCACTGCATTTCATACTGACGACCAACCCTGTCGGGAAGGAAAACTGGTGTTACAAACACTTCTTCGCCCGGAATGGTTATGAGGTCAATGATGAAGATGTCTACCGACAGCGGGTGCTGGTGCAGCACGATGTGTACTTTCACCACAGCCTTGCGGATGACAACCTGTTCCTGCCGCAGGACTATATCGACCAGCTGGACGAGATGCAGAGTTATGATCCTGACCTGTGGCGCGTGGCCAGACAGGGACGGTTTGGCGTCAATGGCAAAGTGGTGCTTCCCCAGTTCCAAGTCATGCCACATGAATGGATTGTCGGTAAGATTGCCAAGATATCGAAATACTGGTACCGCACGGGCATGGATTTCGGCTTCGAGGAATCGTACAACGCTGTTGTACGCATGGTCATTGATGACGAAAACAAAGACTTGTATATCTGGTGGGAGTATTACAAGAACGGCATGACTGATGCCGAGACAATAAAAGACCCGACGTTCCGGGAACTGAAAAAAGACAAGGATTTTATCCACGCTGACAGCGCGGAGCCGAAAGCTATCAAGTTTTACCGGGATTCTGGGTATTCTATGGTTGCTGCCGAGAAGTTTCCGGGGAGTCGGTTGCAGGACACCAAAAAGGTAAAACGGTTCCACAACATCTATTGCAGTGACCAATGTGTCCACTGCATCGCGGAAATGAAGGAACTGACGTATAAAAAGGACATCCACACGGACGAACTGATCTATGACGAGTTCAACATCGACCCGCATACATTCAGCGCCGTATGGTACGGCCTGTCCGGGTATGAAGTTGCAGATCTCAAGAAGCAGAATTACGGTTTCAACATCAGCATTTAAAGGAGTTTGGTATGAGCGAGAATAGCATTGTGCGGAGCCTCACAGGTTCACGGGAAACCTATAAATTGATTCATGATGCATACTACGGCAATGGTGGGTATGAGGACGGGTCATATCTGGAGCAGTATGCGAGGGAAACGGCAGAAGATTATGACCGACGCAAACGGATGGCCTACTTTGCGAACTATGTCAAGCCTATTGTCAATGGATCGGTAGACCCGATCTTCAAGGAGTATCCTTCCCGTGACTGTAAATCAAACAATGAGTTGTGGGCTGTGTTCCTGAATGACTGCGACGGCAAAGGGTCCTCACTGGACCGGTTCATGAAAAAATCTGCGCTGCAGGCCAAGCTGGACGGATCGGTCTTCCTGTTTCTGGAAAATGCCAAGGAAGCGGATATCGCGGCGAACCTGGAAACCGCGATCAGGGAGCGGCAGTACCCGTATCTTTTCCGGATAGCGCAGAAGGATGTCACAAATTATGCGGTCGACCGTTTTGACCGCCTGTTGCTGTTCTGCTACCAAAGGACATATGACGAACTGGCTGACGACGGAAAGGTTCTGACGGTTTCCGAAAGCTGGAAGTGGACGCCACACACATGGGAAGTGACACGGAATAGGGTAAAGACCGAGGGCGTTCATAGGTTAGGAGTCATACCCGTCATTCCGCTTATCGGGAGCGATGCAACGGACGAGGAGATGGGAAACAAACTTAAACCTGCGTCCGATTTTGTGCAGACTGTCAAAGTTAATAATGCAATCTACAACGCCTGCAGCGAGTTGCGCCAGCGTAACCGTGGACAGGCTTTTTCATTGCTTACCTATGGCATTCCGGAAGACGCAAACCCGAATGAGTTCAAGGAAATGATTACAGGTGTAAACAATGCCCTGATGTACAAGGGCAATAACGCTCCCAGCTGGATCACGCCAGATCAGGCGCCATCAGACATGCTCCAGGAAGAAATCAAGATGCTGGTCGAGGTCATGTACAGGATGGCGGACCGGGTCAGCGTAACCGGCGTGCAGGAACAGAAGTCGGGCGTTGCAAAGGAGTGGGACAACCTGGCCCGGATGCAGACACTTTCGGAATTCAGCAAGGCCTGCGAAGCTGCTGAGTACCGGATAGCGGATGTTTTTGGCGCATACATCAACCAGAAGCTGGACGTGCTTATCAAATACGCCGAGGATTTTGGGGTTACTGATACAAAGACCGCAATGGACGAGATAACTGATGCGCTTGAGTTACAGATCGGCGGCAAATTTGATGTCGCCGTCAAGAAGAAAGCGGCGCGGCTTGTCCTTAAAGACGAGGATGACGCGGTTATTAGCGAGGTTTCCAAGGATATCGAAAAGATGGCTGAAGATACTGCCTATCAAGGCGACGACGATGATAAAGAATGAAAAAGGACGAATTTCAGAAAAGCCTGCAGGCTATCTTAAAACAATACGGGGAACGGTATGGCGCTGTTGCTGATGAACTGACCCGGAAGATTTTTGCCTATATGGACAAAGGCATGACGATTACGGCAGCGTATGCGAAGGCCCGGAAAGAAGTTGACTTTTATAAACTGAATGCCGAGGCCATGGAGGATGCGGTGTATGAATCCGCCCTGAAGGGATATGGCATTACTGCGCCGCCGGTCATGGCTTCCGTAAAAGGGTCTGCAATCCTCCGGCATAAGCTGATGGATGTTCCGTGGACGGCAGATAATGTTAAATTATCCAAACGGCTCCATGGTGTTGACAATGTGTTGCGCAACAACATCCTGTCGACGGTCGGGACTGCAATCCGGACGCATAAGACCATACAGCAACTGTCCATGGAGCTGTATGACGGGTACAATATCCCGGATAATGTCCTGCACCAGGCAGAGCTTCCGGCCTATTTGGAAAAGATAAAAAAGTTGCTGACCAGGTTGTATTCAGGGGACAGGGATGCCGCCCGGCAGTCTGACTTGTACAAGGCAGTCACCCGTGACATCCGGAAACTGAAGACCCCGGCGCTACGGGCGGCTTACAAGGATGCTGCGGAAGCATCTGTGCAGGATAAAAAAAGCGCATTGGCCCGGGCAAGGAAGATGCTGGATACCGGAGCCAGCAAAGAAGATGTGAATTCCATGTTGCTGGCAGAACGGGAACAGGCCGTTAAGAAAGCCCTGTGGGTCGCCGCCCAGGAAAAGACCCGGTATTACGCTAACCGTATCGCCAGGACAGAGAATGCACGGTCCTACTATGAGGCGCAGCTTGCGGCCGCCAAAGATAATCCAGATATATTCGGGTTTAAGTGGGTGATGTCATCTGCGCACGTCCACAGTGATACGGATTGCGACTGTGCGATGTATGCCAATCTGGATATCGGTTATGGGAAAGGCGTTTACCCAAAGGACAAGGTTCCGTTCCTGCCGGCTCATCCACATTGCATGTGTCACCTGAAGATTGTCTATGTCTGGGACGTTGTCCGGACAGACGGAAAGGATACGCTCCCGCCACAGCGGAAGAGTGTAAACAGGGTGGAAGATGCAGTGAAAGAGATTAGGGATGTTAACAAGGTAATTGCTGGTCACGATTTCACAAAAATGAATTTAAAAGAGTTAGAAACTTGGGCTAATAATAATCTGCAAACAAAATTTGTAGATTTAAAGGGTGCTAATGTTGATTTTGTAAGAACTGCAGTAGACGTTGTTTCACAGTTTGAAGAAAAATTTGGAAGTATAGAGGGAATGCAAGTAAAATTCGGTGGAACAGGGGCTTCTGTTTATGCAAAATATGATGATAAAACGAAAACTTTATTCTTAAAGAAGACCGGAAGTATTGAAAAGTTCGAAGGAAGGTTAAAAGAAGAAAACGCAAGATACAGAATCAAATGGAAAAGAGATAAAGATTACAATGCTACAACAACATATAGCGGTACAATTTGGCATGAATTAGGCCATGCAATAGATATGGAGTCTGGGCAAAGATTGTCAAAACAATTATCAAGTACTGCTGCGTTGGATGAAGCATCTGTAAAAATATCTGCTTATGCGGGTACCTCTCAAGGGGTGAGGGTAGCAAGGAGATCTGAAGCATGGGCTGAAAATTTTGCAGCATATATGGATGGAGGCGCTAACCAAGCCAAAGTTCCTAATGAAATTGTTCAGATGATTGAGCAGGAGTCGAATGGTAATAAAAGGGTGGTTGGAACCGGAGGAATATTTGGCGCATATAATGATAAAAATGATCCTGATCGAATAAAAAGGGAAGCACACGCGAATTTGTATTACGAGGAAATAAAAAATAATGGCAAAGCTGTGTTTGTCGATAAGATAGCGACAAACACTGGGTTTTCGCAAAGATTTGTTTCTGAAGTTTATGATCATGTATTTACAGACAAACATCAGCTGGCGGAGGGATACAAAACATTTGATACGAGTTATGAAATGTCTGTATCTTTCCAACGTTTGAAAGAAGGCAATTTCACAGATGCAGATGTTTTGCTTTTGAGGCATGAGCATCTTGAAAGAGCGCTTGAAAAGAGGTATAATATGAAATACGAAGATGCACATAATTTAACTGACACAAAATACAACTATGCTTCTGCAATTAAAAAGGAGCGTGAATAGATGTTATACCTTATTCTTAAAGAGTTGACAAAAGAGCGGGCTATATACGAATATCATCCCAACGGTAAAGAGCCGTTTGGCATTGTTTCTGTAGACTTAAATACAGGAAAGTGCCGAATCGAAAAAGAGGAAACGGAAGCGGGCACAATGTTTTCTACAATGGCGCTTTCCGGCCTAAGAAAAATGTTTAAAGCGAACAGCTTTCCTCAACGCAGGACTGTAGCTTGGTATTAATCTACGTTTAAATCTCTCGAAAAATAAAGATTCATCAAAGCACACCTTTACTGGTTAAAGGCGTGCTTTTCTTTTGCCCGAAATGAGGTGGTTATGTTGTGTGACTGTAGGCTGCCGGGGGCAGCCCTTATAAGTTTTTCCAAATAAAAGTGTAAAGAAAGGAAACCAATTATGACAATTCAGGAAGTTATTGCTTGGATCCAGAAGCAGCAGAACGGCCAGACATATCTTGATGCCCTGAACGCGCATCTGAACAGCCTGGCTACCGCGACCAAAGCGGACAAGGCCACCATTAAGAAATTGAACGATGAAGCGAAAGAGAGTAAAAGCAAACTGGATGCGGCGAACAGCAAAGTTGAAAAGTTTGCAGATGCTCTGGGGGTCAGCGAGGATTCCGAAACGTTGGATGATGATATCGCTGCTGCTCTGAAGGCAAAAGGTACTAACGGGGATCCTGCCCTGCAGCGCAAGATTGACCGCCTTACCACTCAGCTGAACACCAAGACTAAGGAACTGACGGAGCAGCTGAATGCGGAACGTGCAAAACGCCATGACGCTCTTGTTACCAGTGCGCTGGTCAGGGAGCTGACCGAAGCAAACGCCATGGATCCCGCTGCGCTGGTGGAGATGTTCCGGGCGCAGGTGCATGTCGGGGATAACGATGAGCTGACTTTTGGCGCAGACAGCAAATCCGTTAAGGACGGCCTGGCAGGCTGGCTGAAAGAGCACCCGTCCTTCGTCAAGAACACGCAGAACGGGGGCGCCGGTGGCGGCAATGGCGGTAATGGTGGCGGTGACGGGAATAAGGATGACCGATTCACTGCGCTGGCCAAAAGTTTGGCCGAGTCTAATAAGGCCCCGGAATCTGACCCGGCGGCAGATTTTTTTAAATAAACATGAGGAGGTAACAAAATGAATGTAGAAAAGACGACCTATTCCAAGCCTGACGGCATTATGTATGTCGCCGACCATAAGGTGACGATCCCGGTGATGATTTCCAACACAGGGGTCACTGCAGGCTCCGACGGCAAGAAGATTGTACCGGCGGGCACTGTGTTGGGCGGTGCGCTGGCTGATGTAAGCGCAGGCGCTGTTGCGGCATCTACTGCAACCGGTGAAGGCGCAGTCCCGGCAGAGGGCATCCTGATGAACGATGTGGATGTAACATCCGGACCGGCAATGGGCGCTCTGCTGGTACAGGGCGTTGTGGATGCGACCAAACTGCCTGCCGCAGTAAACGCGTACCAGCGCGGCGGCATGCCCGGTATTGTTTTTGTGGGTACCCACTCTTAATAATCAAGGAGGTAATTGAGAATGCCGAAAATTTACGAATATGTCAACGCAAACACAATTGCGGCCTATATTGCAACCCGGGCAGGTTCCAATAAGATTGCCTATTTAGGTCCCGCCCTGTTTCCCGCAAAAAAGAAACTCGGCCTGGACCTGAAATGGATCAAGTCGCACGCCGGTTTACCCGTGACCTTGGCCATTGGCGCTTTTGACGCAAAGGCGCCTATCCGTGGCCGTTCCGGGTTCGAAGTCCTGAAGACGGAGATGCCGTTCTTCCGCGAAGCCATTAACATTGGCGAACAGGACCGCCAGGAATTCCTGAAAGTCATGGAATCCGGTGACCAGTATGTAAAAGCCATCCTGAACAAAATTTTTGATGACGCAGCGAACCTGGTGGCCAGTGCGGATGTCGTTAATGAACGTATGCGCATGCAGCTGCTGTCTACAGGCAAGATTGTTCTGGCCGATAAGGAGGGGCGCAGTCTGTCTTATGACTACGGTTTTAAGGCTGCAAACAAAACAACCCTGACCGGCAACAACATGTGGAGCAATCCGGATGCGCCGATCAATGCACAGATTGAGCAGTGGAAAAATAATATTATGTCTGCTACCGGCGAAGAACTCCGCCGCGCGGTCTGCACCAGGAAGACTTTGAACTACCTGAAGAAGAACAACGAAATCCTGGCTGAATTGAAACCGCTGGCAGCAGCGCAGGCTGCGCCTATCCGTGACGCCAACATTATTGAATGGTTTAAGAGTGCGCATAATATCTCCGTGTATACCTATGACAAGATGTACACGATGACCGTAGGCGGTACCGGTGTCAAGTACTTCCCGGACGACGTATTTACCCTGCTGCCCGAAGGTAACCTGGGTAACACCTGGTACGGGACTACGCCGGAAGAGGCGGACCTCATGAGCAGCCAGGCAGCTAACGTCAAAATCCTGAACACAGGCGTTGCGCTGACCACTTACGAAGAGGTCAACCCCGTGAACGTCGTGACGCAGGTTTCCGAAATTGCGCTGCCGTCCTTCGAGCGGGCTGACCAGGTGTTTATTGCAACTGTACATACTGCTTAAAATAAGTCTTAATCAACCGCCCCCATCCGGGGCGGTTATTTATTGGATTATGAACGAAACTGAAAAAATCCTGAACGAACATCTGCGGCACGCTGTACTGAGCGCATCTGAAGAAGTCGCGGAAGAAGCCCGGATGCACCACAGGTTCAAACCCAACAAGGGGAAACTGGAACTTGCGATTACGAAGAAGGTTTCCACAGACGGGTTGACCGCATGGGTGACGATTGACCGCACACAAGCTCCGTATGGTCCCTTTGTCCATGAAGGTACGCGACCGCACGTAATAAGACCGACATGGAAGAAAAGAAGCCTGCGCTGGCCAAAACCGCAGGGGTGGGCGACACCAAAAGGAAACTTTGTGTTTGCCAAAAAGGTAAATCATCCGGGAACAGAAGCGGATCCGTTTCTTTATAACGCACTGGATGCGGAGTCTGCGGAAGTGGAGAAAATCTTTAGCCGCCATGTGGGGTTCGCATTGGAGGAGATAGAAAATGCTTTTGGGGATTGAAGATATCGCAGATAAAGACGCGCTGCTGGGGCCGGTGCTGACCCAGGATATCATGCAGGAAGCGGATGATGCGTTGTACGCATTGGCTGCCCAGTATGGAGCCGCACGGGAGGATGTAAAAAAAGGCTTTTGGGTGGAACGGTACGTTGAAGCGTATGCGTTTTACCGGGCTGCGCTGAAGAACAGCTATTCTGCAGGTGGGCAGCCATACAACGAAGGCGACAGTGAAGATGCGTATGCCCAGAAGGTCAAGTTCTACCAGAATGAAATCAAAAGACTGGAAAGCAAGATGAGCTATAAGGCATTTACAGGTACGGAACAGGCCGGAAGCACGGGACCGTACCTTTCGACGATCCGGCTGCACAGGGGGTAAAGTGATGGCGGAAGAAAAGACGATATGGCTTATGGTACTGGATTATGTCCAGTCCGAATTAGAGGCGTCGCTTGACCCTGAGGTTATTGTCCAGCAGGGGCGCCGGAATCCCAAGAGCGTACTTCTGGAAAGGGATACGGACAGGGCGGTGTTCCTTGTGCGCGGTTCGGAATCCGACCGTAATAACGGCATTCTGTCTGACCGGACTAACGTGACCTTTTTTATAGAATGCTGGGCCAGGGAAGACGATCCGAACGCATCACAGGTCTATACAAAAATTGCCAGACTTGAGTACAACGTAGATGAGATTCTGAAGCTCATAAAAAGGGTGTCTGGCATGATTGCGACGGATTTCCAGCTAATGGACCTGAAGGTTTTGGAAAGACGCGGTGATAACGACAGCCAGCGTCCTTTCTTCGGCACACAGTTTGAAGTTGTTGTCGAGATCAGTGATAACAGATAACAGGAGGTATTTACATGCAGGCAAGAGGATATAAGGCCGCTACCACGATCGACTATGAGCCGACGTATAATACGGTCCCGACGACCAAGGCAGGATTTAATCTGCCGATTAATAAAAACAATTTGGAAAATAAACAGACTTTAATTGATTCCGAGACCATCACCGGCAGCCGGAATGTTGTCAAATCCGGTCTGGGGCGGAAGAGCGTAGACGGCGCGATTACGATTCCCGCTGATTACAGGGCAATCGGCGCTTGGCTTAAAGCGCAGTTTGGCAATCCCGAAACAACGGGAACCAAGGCTCCGTACACCCACGTTTTCAAGGTTACCGATAACCAGCCGTCGTTTGTGGTGGAAAAGGCGTTCCCTGATGCGGGTAAATATATGCTGTACCACGGCTGTAAAATCAATACCGCTAAGTGGAGCTTCGGTGAGGATAACGAGATGGTCGTCGAACTGGAGCTGATGGGCGCGGAACGTACCATTGAAAACGCCGCTTACAACGCCAGCGCTACTGTAATCAAAAAGCTGCCTATAAGCCAGAATCACGCATACGTGAAACTTGGGAACGTCGAGAGCCGCATTATCAAAACTGGTGAATTTACACTTGACGGTGGCCTTGATGGTGATCAGTACGTTGTCGGGGGCGGAGGTGTCCGTGGTGACATTCCGGAAGGCCTGTTTAAAGCTACCGGCAATATGTCCGCATTGTTTACTGATACCGATATTATGACGCTGGCTGATGCCGGTACAACTACCAGCCTTGAGATTGGCTTTACGATGGACACCAATACTTCCCTGGTGTTTAAGTTCCCGGAAGTCCAGATCGAGCCTTCGGATGCACCGATTGACGGCCCGGCCGGCGTAAGCATTGATTTTGCATGGCGTGCGTTCCACGATAGCGATTCCGCTAATTCGTTGGTTGTGGTAACACTTAAAAATGACAGGGAGGCATATTGATATGGATGTACAGATTAAATCCATGACGCGCGGTCAGATTAAAGAACTGCGCAAGGCGGGGCTTGACCCTGCGAGGTCGGAAAAGGAATTGTCTGCAGCCGATGTTACAGACACCATGGAATGGATCTTTGATAATGTGTACCCGGAACTGGCCGGCGATGACAGCATTCCGTATGATGAGGTGATCCGGATTGGCGCAGAAACATACGCCAAATCCATGGGCGAAAAACGTGAAATAAAAAACTGATAGAGGTCTATTCCTGGGAACTCAGCAGGGACCAGGAATACTGCAGGGAATACTGCCAGGATGTGTTTCTGCGACAGAACCAAAGGCCGCCGTGTGAGGACTGCTCTCACAGACGGCCTTCTTTATTGCCGGAAAACCGGGAGGTATGGCAGCTGTGGTCCTATTGCAATGGCCAGGTACGTACTGCAGGACTGGGGTCTGTTGTGGGGATAGACTATAATGCGATGTTTAAGGTTGCGGATTTGTTGGGGATCGATATGATCCCTGCGGTCTTAGCCAAAGTGCAGGCATTGGAAGAAGTGTTGCGGAAGAAGGTGAACAAAGATGGCAAGCGCAAGAGTGGTTAGTGTGGCAATCAAGGCCGTGGACTATGCGAGCAGGGTTATTGAGCAGGTCAAGGGCAGCCTTAAAGGACTGACCGACAAAAAGACTTATAACATCGGGGAAATATCCCGGGTAAAGGACAGCCTGAACCAGGTCGCCAGCTCTGCCAAAAAAACCACTACCAGTGTATCCGCGCTGGCCAGCCGGTTCCGTGATGCCAGCTCCGGGGCACGTGAGATGAACGTGGCCATGGAACAGATGTCGGCTGCCATGACGTTAGGCGTAGCCGGCATGGTAGCGGGAAAGTTTGTGTCGTTAGGGGTAAGCGCTGTCAAAGCGGCGGGGCAGATTGAGCAGTACGAGATAGCATTCCAGACGATGCTTAAAAGTGAGGAAAAAGGGACGGCTATGCTGCGTGAACTGCAGGATTTCGCTGCAAGAACCCCATTCGACGTTCCCGGCGTGGTGGAGACAGCCCAGCAGCTGATGGCTTTTGGGTTTGTGGCGGAAGATATCATACCGACTTTGCGGATATTGGGAGACGCGTCTGCAGGATTGGGCAAAGGCAGTGCCGGCGTCAAGCAGCTGGGGTATGTGCTGGGGCAGATTTCTACCAGCGGTACTTTGAAGACGCAGGACGTGAACCAGATGGCCACGGCAGGCATCAATGTCTGGCAGGCTCTTGCGGACTCCTATGGTAAGAGCATAACTGAAATCAAGGAAATGACGGAGCGGGGGATGATTGACAGCGCTTCCGCCGTGAAGATTATTACCGATTCCATGGCCGCAAATTTCGGCGGGATGATGGAAAAGATGGAAAACAGTATCAACGGCATCCTTTCCAACATTGAGGAAACCGCTGGTACGTTTGCGGCAACGTTCGGGGACTACATGGTTCAGGCGTTCGACATCAAAGGTATTGCCAAGGATGTAGCCGACACATTAGGAGAGCTTACGGACAGCTTCCGCACCGCTAAAGCCGAAGGTCTCAGCTTTACAGAGGCTTTAGCTGCAAGTCTTCCCGGGCCTGTTACAGCAGCTTTCGGAGCACTGTCTGCAGTTGTGGGCGTAACCTTGGTGGCAGCGGCGGGGGCTGCTGTAGTTGCCCTTGGCGGTATCATTGGGTTGACAGCGCCGGTTGTTGCAGGGGTTGCAGCTGCCGGTGCGGCAGTGGCAAGTATCGTGGTGTACTGGGATGATTTTAAAGAACGGGCAGAAGCGGCCGGGTATGCTGTCATCGCAATCGTGAAAATGATTGTTGCAGGGTTTATCGAGTTGGGAAACCTGATTGTGCAGGCCGCACAGTGGGCGTTTGATACA